GTTGCTCTGTATAATACTTTAGCTACTTCTGTTAAAGTCTCTTGTAATTTTTCCATTCCAGTTGGCGTTGGAACATCTTCTGTTATTGTTTCCTGGTCCTCGATCTCTGCTTCATCGACTTCGCCACCTTCAGCATAACCAATTAGTCCACCATCCTTAGCACCACCTTCTCCGTATTCAGATAAGTTAGTAGTTAAGAATTCTTCTAAATCTTCATCAGAAGCTGTTGGGTTTGCATTCTTATAATATTTTTTTAAATAAGGTTTTAAAGTTCTAATTCTGTCAACATACTCTTCTTCATCTTCATCAGGTTTTTGAGCGAACATACTTGCTAGACCGCCTCCAAGTCCAAGAGCCATGGCTCCTTTACCTATTGAACCTCCACCAAACATGTCTTTTAATCCACCCCATAAACCTCCTGAGACACCAGATTGTGGACCCTTCTGCCACGGTGTACCCATTAAAAGATTCTTACCTTTACTAAATAAACTACCTAAACCACTCCCCATATTTCCAAACTTAAATCCACCTGCACCGAATCCTCCACCTAATCCATAGGCTCCAAGGCCTAACATTGCTGCTTTTCCTATAGGGCTTTTAAAGACTTTCTTAAGAGGACGGGTAATCTTTTTAACTAGACTTCCTAGTCCGTATAATTGTCTTGGATTTTGCATTCGTGAAATTGGCATAGTTTATTAAATTATCCTATTTTGTTATATTTTACAACTCTCCTGTTTGAGAACCTAGATCGATATCTTCAACCTTAATCTCCACGCTTCGGGAGATATGCTCTCTCTTTGTTGCTGTTTCAGGGTTATCAACATCTGCGTCAGCCTCGGAGTCGGACATATATTCCTGTCCTGTTTCAAGGTTTTTTAAAGTAATCTGACATTCAGGCGTAATAACAGCCGTTCTTTTACCGTTAATTTTCTTGTATTCTATCTTAGCTTCTGTTTCTATAAAAGGCATATTATCTACTTATTTGTAATACTGCAGCTGTCATTTTAATCACATTAGTCTGAGTAGTCTGCATTTTTAATTTATCTCCTGCTTCTAGTATCAATAAGTTATTAAACGTCAACACATCTACGCCTTTACTAGGCGTAACGTTTGCCACATCATATTCAAAATCAGTAGTACTAGAGGCATCATATACTTTAATAGTCACATCTAAAGCACTTCCGTGCGTGTTGAATAACTTAATTGTTTTAACAATACTTGTCGTTGCATCTGGAGACTCATACATATCAACATCTGATCCCGATGCACTGATTTTTGATTGAATATTGGTATAGACATTAGCCATTATGATAAAAAGAAATTAAATCTTTCCTGTTCCTCTTTTTCCTGAGTTAAAAATGTTGAGTTTAATTGTTCCACCATTGAAGTAATTGATCTAGAAATTTGACGTTGGTTGTCAACTTCATATTGTGGTTTAGGTTCAGGGACTCTTACAATAATTTTAGCCATATAATAATCCTGCTAGACCTCCAAATTTTTTCTGATCTCGTTCATGTTTTTTATAAAATTTAATAAAGATTGGATGTTTATCATGCATAGAACCTAACTCTGGATTCATTTTATATACTTTTTTCCATCCTAAATATTCTGCGTTTTTACTTAAATCTGGGTCTATCATTCCGCCTTCAGCCCATCCCCAACCGCCGTCTTTTCTACCAGAACCTCCAGCTTTTTGAGAACCTGATTTAGCCTGCTGTGAACCACCACCCATTCCAGAAGCCATGCTACCTGAAGCAGGTGACCAACCTCCACTATCTTTATGGGGACCATAATTTCCTTTCATATGATCGAAAGCTTTATGTTGAGTTTTTAAATTTGAAACAGCTTTGTCGTGATCTTTTTGTTTCTCTTGATCTTTTGCCTTTTGAATTAAAGCAAGGTCGGCTACGATATCTTTTTTCTTAGTTTTAACCCCTTTATAATGTTTTATTCTTTGATGCATATTCTTAGTTAATTTTTCCCATGCTTCTATTTCTTCATCGGTTCCTCCAGTAACTTTTCCTGTTACAGGATCATAGGATAAACCTTTTTTTGCCGCACTTTTACTTAAAGAGTCTGATAATTTATCAACTGCTTTATTTGCATATTCTGAATAATTTCCAAACATAGAGTTAACATTAATGCCAAATGGATCTTTGTTTGCCATTCCTGTATTAGGGTCTGTATAGCCCATATATGATTGAGTTAATATTTGATCTCCTAAAGTCATTTTGTCATGATAAGAACTTGGTAAAGCTTTTGATAACAATCCACTTATTCCCAATGGCATACCACCAAATCTAGCATCTTTTTTACCTAACATACCTCGGGCAAGCATAGCTTGAACTGAATCTTGTTGAGGCATAAAACTCGATGCCCAGTCTGCAATCTTACCTGGATTATTTAATCTGTTTTGTCTTCCACTAATGGCTGCATTAAAATCTGCCATATTTAAACCTTGTCCTGGTATTCCACCTCCACCACCAGTTGGAAAAGCTTGCATGATTCCAGTGGTTCCTCCACCACCTCCGCCGCCTGCGTTAGCATCTGGGTTTCCACCTCCCATATAATAACGATAAACATCGTAGGCACTTCCAGTGGGTTCATTACCCATCCAATTCATATTAGGCATTGCGACCATTATCTTCTCCCGTCAGGTCTGATATCGACCCTTAATGTTCCAAATCTCCAATCCTCGCCTGCTGATTGATTCTCAATTTTAACATTGCCGAATCTACCCCTTGCACGAGTATTAAATTTTTGTGTTGATGATGTTACACTAAAAGGACTGTAAGGGCTAGTAGTTTGAGTATCTGATGGATATGCTTTTATACCCATAGTAAATGTAGCAGTCCCTGTTAGTGTTTTAAAATTAGGTAAAACCCTACTAATAGAAAGAAAAAATTCTCCATCACCTTGAAGATCAAGGTCAAAATCATAGGATTTAATATAAGATGTAATGGCAGTTGTAGTACCATCAGGATTGATTTGGTCAGTTCCTACTTCGTGTTCATAGAAAGTAGTCTGTCCTAATCCTGTTTCTCCTACGATACTCGGAAAGGTTCCTGTTCCAGTGCTATCAAATTTAGTTGCATAAGGTTTAGGATAAACAATAGCATCAATCCAGCTAGTTCTAGCTTCGGTTCCTGTATACCAAACAAGGCCTTGTTGAGGATTAGATTCCCCATAATTAAATACTACATATCTATCATTATAAGTTGAACCTGATGAAGGGTAATACCAAACAACTTCACTAAATAAATTATTAATTCCTGCATAAACTTGTTGACCTTTAGTCGTAGCAAAATCATTATAAACATAATCTTCAACAGAAGCTGTTAAAGTTTTAACGGTACCATCAAACATAAAGAAACCATTATTACTAATCCAATAGGCAACCCCGTCTACTTCAACGGCAGCATTCATTCCTATTAGTCCACAGTTAGTTCCAACTTGTTCAAATCCAAAAGTAAATGGAGCTCCAACAAATTTCATTGAATACAATGCATTATCAGTCCATACTAGAATATTTTCTTTAGCTACAATGGCTCCCATAATTTTAGTTCCATCTTGGAGTCTTTGTGAACCTGCCGCATTAGTGACAGTAGGTGTATATACATTTATATCTTCCTGGTCCGAGAACCTAATAAACATATCATCTTGAGTTGATGGTGTTCCAATAGTGGTTTCTGTTCCTAGATGAATTAAGTGTCTTGTTGTTGGAGAAACAATAGTTAATCTACTTGCCGTTGGGTTTCCACCGCTGGCAGTAATGGCTGTAGCATAATTGTTAGTAGTCGTTGAAGCGCGAGCCGTAAATCTATTAGCAATTGATGCATCCCAAGTAAATGTTTTTCCATTTGCAACCGTTGCAACTAAAACAGAACCCCAGTTATTTAAAGACCAAAGTCCAGGTTCGAGTGTAAGATCAGCAGCGTTTACCGCATCCCCCCATCCCGTATAATCCGTTGCATTATACACTATTGCCTCATCACTATGAGCAGCTGTGGATGTTCCTTTTTGCCCCCTAGTAATTCCTGTTAAATTAGCACCCGCTACTCCACTATAAGTAATTAATTCTGAATCAACTAGAATTGTACCTCCTCCTGTTGGAAATCCTG